TCCGGCCCGGGCCGCAGCGACGGACGTCACGAGGCGGCCTTCTTCAGCGGCTGCAACCGCACCGAGAACAGGAGCTTTTCTTCCCGCACGTACAACCCGGACGGGGAAAGCACGTACTCGCCAGGCGAATATTGCCCCTCCTCAGCGTCGGTATTAAGCGAAAATGCTTCCGGAAATTCCGTCAGCTGGCCGTCGCGCCCAACCAGATGCGCGTAGGCTCTCTGTGTCCGGAAGTGGTATTCACGGCCGGACGTCTTGCCCGTGCCCTTCATCTCTCGAGCCGCTTCCCGCCCGACTGTGATCTTGATCAATTTGCTTCTCCAGCGTTAGTGAAACACTCACGCGAGAAGCCTAGCGTAAAGGAAAGGATAACGGATGTACTCGGATACCCTCATAGACAGAGCTATCGCGGCTTGTGGCTCCGGAGCCGAGCTGGCGCGGCGCATAGGCGTGTCGCGTGTGACAGTGCACCAGCTCAAAAACCGCAAGCTCAAAATCAGCGCCGAGCTGGCGGTCTTACTGGCTGCGGTGGTTCGCGATGACGTGTATTTCGCCGTCGAGCAAGTGATGCTCGAGATGGCACGCCCCGACATGGCCGCACGGCTGGCCGGGGCTTTTCATCGTCCTCTCGAAGCGGCTGGCGCGGAGGCGATGTGGCTTATTTCAGACGCGCAAACAGGAAGACCGGGTATTAGTCACGTAAACCGCGACTTTACAGACTACAAATTGTCCACATTGGGCGTGTTGCCGCTGTCTGCGTCCGGTCTCCGAGCAGCGCACCGCGCGGCGCACGCGCCTTGATCGCGGAGCGCTGTTCAGCGACCTACCGCGCTGAGCGTGCACATGCCTACTGCCGGACCGATTGGTCTGGAAAGCGTGCCGCTTTACCGCCCCCACCCGTGGGGCCCCCGTTTTTGTTTTGAACGTCAGCGATCATGTCCTGCGCGTACTTGCCGCCAAAGATGACGGGTCGAGTCTGCCGGGCCGGTGTGACAGGTTGCACGGGCGCAGCCACCACGGGCGACGCCTTCGCGGTGCGGTCGTTCCAAGCGACGAAAAAGCCCCGGGCCACGATGGACCGACAAAGGTCCTCGTCAACATCCAACAACGTAGCTTGCTGGCTGTAGCACGCGCACCGATCACCAGCTGCGACACACGCAGCCGGATACGGAGCCGTCGCCACCTTAGTTAGGTCGTCATACGCTGGCGCGGTGTAATCGAGCCCATCCACCCTCGGCTCGAACTTCGCAAGGTATTGAGCAGCCGATAAAGGCTCATTGATCGCGGCCGCACGCGGTGAAGACGCCGCAGCGCCAGCGGACATTGCGGCAATCGACCCCGACTCGGGCTCGACCTCCTTTTCGGGGTCCAAAAACCGAACGTACGCATACCAGCAAACACCGACGATCAGAAACGGCAAGCTCAGGAAAAGCCAGATTCGCCCGGGAACTCGCGCCTTGACCGTGTGCACCTCGGCCGATTGGTAATACGAGAAAACGTCTTTCGGGTATGCCCATTCGAGCCGAACAGAACCCGTCTGGCTCTGGGCCACATTCGGCCGACAACCGTTGAACTCATGGACGGTCGCACGCTGAAGGCCGAACGTGCGCTTGACATGGAAGTGAAGCCCAACGAGCTTGCGGTCGTGAGCATCAAGCAGCATAGGGTCTTGCGTGATGATGACCAAATCAACGCCCCGGTGACGATGCACCTCGAGCGCCGCAGCCCATGCGGGGGGCGTAGCGCCACGCTGACGCACGCCGAAAAGCGTGGGGCTCTTGGGATCGGTCGGATCTTCCGCTTGCTGGCACTCATCGATCACGATGATGCTATTGGCCGGACAGTCCATCCATTTGTAGGGGTCGATCAACTGCCAGCCGGGAATCGTCAAGCCCTTGATCCGGGCATAGAAAACCGGACGCATCTCCTTTTCGGATTTGCGCTTGACCCAATCCAACGTATACAAGGTCTTGCCAGCCCCCGGCAAGCCCGTGACGAGAACGATCACCTCGTCACCATCCGGGTGAGCGTGCCCGACGTCAACCCGCCGAGCGTCGCGCGAACGGTAAGCGCGGACAACAGCATCGAGATGCAAACGCCGATCTTGAGCGCGCCGGCCAGCGCAACAGCATCAGCCGGCAGCCCCGACAAGCCGCTGAGGAACGTCGACCGCGCGAAGCTGAAGGCCAAGTCGATTCCGGAATAGCTCACGTAGCCGATGCCGAGCGACACGAGCACCTTGCCAACGATGGTCCCCGAAACCTGAATAATCGCGCCAACCAAACTTGCCCACCACATAGCGCCCCCTTATGTTTGCTTGAACACGATGCCCATACACGCGAGCGCAGTCAGACCGACAAGCAAATTCGACAGCCAGCCGACCGCGGTACACATCTGAGAAAACGGAATCGTGACTTGCGTCTTGCCGACACCGATAACCCGGTCGCCCGGGCAAGAACCAGGTGCTATATCCGTCTGGTCAAACTCAAGAGCCTGGGTCGCAACATTCTTGGCCGGGTGGTCCTCATCCCCGGCCGTGCCGTCCGCCATGGCCTGAATGGCCGTCTGAGCAGACGTGTTCGACGTATCGAACACCTCGCAATTTCGCTTGAACTGCTCACGAGCGATGGCACATTGCACAGCGTCGCCGGAGCAACTGATCGACGCCGCAGCGCCCGAACACGAGCCGCCGAAGGTACTAAGGTCAGGCTCTTTCGCCGGATCTTCAGCCGGCACTTTCGGAGCCGTGGTTTTAGTAGTCTCAGTCGACGTCGTGCCGTCTGGATTCGTGATCGTCGACGTGGTCTCGGTCGTGCAACTTGCGCCGGAACACGTCGTCGAGCTGGTGGTCTTGGTTGCCGTCACGCCAGACGGCGAAGAAGCCGTCGACTCGCTGACCGTGGCGGTCTTGGTTGCATCACACGGGACGTACACCGTGCTGCCGTTGACGGTCCCAGCGCACTTTCCCGCTGGCGGCGCCGTGCCGGGGGTCGTCACATTCGAGCCCGTCAAGGGGTCGGCGGTGCACGTGCCGGTGTCCGCAAGAAAAGGCCCATACACCCAATAGTCGCCGTCCTTCGACGTGCCAACCTGACCGTAGATATTGCAACCCGCCTTGCAAAACGACGTCGAAAACGCCGTCGACTTCACAGCCTGATCGGTCAACCCAGACGCTACCAACGCGCAGTCAAGCGGACTAATCGGTACGCAACTGCCAGACGCTGGTTTGTATCCAGACGCGCAAACGCACGAACCGCTAGACGGCGTGCTGTTTACTGGACACGTCGACACCTCCACGATGACAGGGAGCGCATACGTCGTACCCGCGACACCGTTAAACGGCAACCCGGGACAACTCGCCCCGTCCGCAACCGTCACGCTGTCAACTATGTTGAACCACGTCGAACCGGGGTCCTGCGATGTCTGGACCAACCTTCGACTGATATTCGTAGGATGTTTGACACCATCGGAACAAACGTCCGGACTCACACCGGTTGAGCTGTACTCGATATAGGCGCAGGCGACTTTCGGGTCTGAGCTGACAAGCGACTTGCCAACGCAACGCCAATGACGCTGCGACTCCGTGCCAGCGGTCGCCGCAACACCGTACGCTGAAGCCGCATTTGACGCGACAGCGAAAACCACCGCAGCAATCAGTCTCGAAACAATATCCACGCTGCGCCCAGTAATGCGACCAACACGAAAACGCCCATTGGATTTCCTAAAAGGGATCGGGCACGTCTGCCGTCACCCAAAAGCAATTACAGAGCGCGGCGAACCCACTTGTAGAGCTTGATCGACACGTTGATGCCGAACACAGCCAGACCAATCGCCAGCACCGACAAGCCAGCGTCGGTGATTTCGGTTGGAACGGTCATAGCAGCGGCGTTGGCAACCATGGGAGAAGCGACGATCGCGGCAATCGCGAACTTGTTGACGTAGTTCATTTCGAACCCTTTCATTGCGCAAGTTAAGGTATCGACGAAAGCTATGCGCCCTCGCTCCCGCCGATTTCATCGGAGCGCAGCGCACGAATGGCTGCACGAATTGCGAAGGCCCCACCCCAGACCGCCAGCACGGCCGCACCGAGCACCGCACCATCGGCTGCCGAAAGATTCCAAGGAAATGCAGCGGTGGCCGTACCGTGTCTAGAACCGCCGCCTTCCTGAAGCACCATAACCTTTGCCTTCA